ACCAACCATTGGAAATATCTCTTCGCTGGTAGGTAATGTGGCCGAAGAAAGAACTACGTTTGGTATTTCATTTTGCGTCCAATTTTTCTTCATAATATCGTGGAAACTATGTTCTTTGTAATCCAGCGTGATAGTTGGTTCATCCCAATACCACAATATATCTTCTTTTTTGTTAAATGCCAACATATAGTTCATGGCCGGTAGATACGATTGAATGTCTGTGATAATGATTTTTACCTTTTCACCATTGCTATTGTCAACTTTAAATATCCCACCTGATTTGCGATGTCTAACAAAATCAGTGACCGCATAGTAATGTAGGCGAATATCATCTGGAGTTTCGCATCCAAAAGCAATGGCGATAGGTATTTCCAACGCAATACAAGATTTTGCCAATTGAAGACCAACGTGTTTTGCGGCACATGTAAATATAAGCGTTTTTTGATTTACTAATCCAACAGGAGTCATTGTTTTACCAGTTCCAGTTGGTGCTTGATACAATATTAGTTTGGGGTCTTTATTGCCTTGAATTAAATCAAACATTTTTTTTTGATGACGAAATAAGGATACGTCATTGTATTCAGTTAAAAGATGGTTTTCCTCAATGTATTTGTGGGAATGTTTTATTAAATTGGTGATATCAATGCTTTGTTTAAATGTATCCAAAACATAATCTACAAATTTCAACAATAAATAGTTTACTAATTTAACCTTGCGTTTAGACAATTGAAGAAGGGAGTAATAGTAATAACACTTCTTAGATAAACTACTTGTTTTAAAATACATTGTAAGTTGTTCCATTAATACATTTTCAAATATATTTGTTTTCTTTAATATTTCATTGGTATTTACCTTGCGTATTCTTATCTTATTTGCTTTTTTGATATTTAGTTTTTTTATATTAATTCTAAGTTTATACTTAAGGCGATGTTCTTTTATTATTTTGTGTATTGGTTCTTCGTAATATTTGTTGTAAAAGTATTTATGGAAGTCTTCGTAGTCTTCTACATTAATTTTAAGGTATCCAATCAATGAGTTGTTTGGATTTTCAGTTGCATTTGTGTTGTAATACGAGCGATTTATAAATTTAAGTATATACAACTCTTTTTTATTTACGGGTAGTTCCAAGAATTCCCATTCACTTTTGGTTAGTTTTTGTTGAGTTAGATTCATTGTTATTAATAAGTCTTAGTGTTTATGTTTTATTAATATAATTGTTAATATATTAATAAATCAATTTTATGGATAAAACATATGAGTGTCAGTGTCTGTTTTAATGTAGGTGTCTGTATATATGTTAATCTATTCTGTCTTTTAATAAATTGTTGTAAAAATGACTAGGTGGTTTAAACTTTAAAATGTCTAATTCATCGGTAGTAGTGGGAAACTCATCTCTCCCATATATGTCTTGAAGAAGCAACCATTCAAACATTCCTCCTTTGTAAGCAAAAACGTTACAAAACCCTAATGAAATCAACTGTTTTTGTTTTTTTTCTATATTTTCATCACATCCATGTTTTCCATATACAATAATATGAACGTATTTGTTTGTTTTTAAACATTCGTTTATTACATTAACTTCATTTTTCACGTCTATTGTATGTTTTATTAAACAGCCTTGTTCATATTCTTTGAGAACGTTTATTAATATAGTGGAATTTGTATTGGTTTGCTTGTTTTTTATGATATGTTGGACGTCTTCAAAATTGTAATTTCTACTTTGCTGTTGTCCCATATATTTGTTAATATTATTAATAGTATTGTATTTAAATAAAAATATTCAATCTTTATTTTGTTAGTTGGATAATGTAAATAATAAAATTATTCGTTAATTTTATAATTTTGTATTTATAGTTAATTAATTAAAATTATCATTATATTAATAAATAAAATTTAATAAATTAAATTTATGGTTTGGTTAATAAAATTATGATTCTATTAATAAGTTATAGTTTATATTAGTTAAATTAGTTGGAGTATGCAAGACCACCCATTCCACTCATTACGCGAAGAACGTTGTAGTTAGTGGCGTATACGCGAACCTTGGCAGTTGCCGTGTTACCGATGGCAGCAGCAGAAACAACAAGTTGAAGAGTTGCGTTATCGATACGACTGAAGTTACAGGTTCCAGATGGCTGGTGTTCTTCAGGGCGAAGAGCGAAGGAATAGCAGTTAATTCCGGCATCTGGAGAGCGTGTGTGGTGTTGGTATGGCTGAACAACGTCGAAGTATGAACCTTCACGTTCACTGAATCGGTCTTGTCCGTTAAGTTGCAACTTGGCAGTAACAACTGGATTTTCACCCCAACAGTGCATCTTAAGGGCGGTTTCGGCAAGAACGAAGGCACCGGCATCAGATACACCAGAGGAAGCAGTTGCTCCCAAAGCACCAGATACATCGGCATCAACACCAGCGGAGTTGGAAGCATCCATGGCACCAGCATCGGCGAACATACCGTGATCACCGATAACATTGGTAACTTGTGCGTTACTGGAGAAGGCGCGGATGGAGTGTGGAAGAGCATCCAAAGCATCCGTGTAGTTAAATGGCTGAGCACCAAGAGCAGCGTGAAGTGCTTGGCCAGCTACGAAAGAATCACAGTAACTGACGTTAACATCTGGCTGAACGACCCAAACAAGTTCTTTGCATGGGTGATTGAAGTTAAGTTTAACTTTGTTACTGGAGGAACCGATGGATTCATCACCAGTGAACTGAAGTTGTTCAATCAAATATTCGTGTGGGTTTTGGGCCATGCGACGACGTTCATCGGTGTCCAAAAAGATGTAGTCAACATACAAGGATGCGGCTACAAGGGATTTGCTGTAGGCAGCAGTTGATTTGTGGTTACCGGTTCCGGAGTCGGCTACCATGTCAACGGCGAACAAACATTCGTCCAATGGGCGAAGTTCGATGTTGATCTTAACTTCGTGGTATTGAAGTGCGATCAATGGAAGTGCAAGACCAGGGTTGCGGCAGAACCAGAATTGTAGTGGAACGTACAAAGTGGTTTCTGGAAGTGCTTTGCGTGGTGCGCATACAGCTTCTGGAACAGAGGCAGATGAGCAGGCAGTTGCGACTTCAGCGAAGTCAGGGTCGGTCAAGTAAGTAAGTTGAGTGGTGTTACCAATCATCTTGTTGTAACCATCTTCTTGTTCAGAAGTAAGGGTAAGCTGGTTCCACAAGTGCATCCAGTCACCGTATTGTCGGTCGATACGTTGTCCTCCGATTTCTACTTCAACCATGGATACCATTTGTTCACCTGGACAGTCCAACCATCGTGCGTGTGCTGAATCGGAACTGCTGATTTCAGGAAGAGTTACCTGAAGGTAAGTTCGGTATGCAAGATCACCATTTCGCGATACAGTGCATTGAACACGACGACCGAAGTCGGCTTGACCGTTGAAGGTCTGTTCAATGGATTCCATTGCGAAGTTAGTGTGTCTGCGGTATGTAACCTTCCAGAAAGTGATCTGGGGATTACCAGTTAGATACACATCTTGTGCGCCGTAAGCTACTAGTTGCATGAGTCCTCCTCCCATATTATAATATAACAAAAGAAAAAAATTTTTAGATTTTACACATTAAATCGTTTTTTTATACCTATTTTTTAGATAGAGTAATGATTTTTTCTAAACCAAACCAAATTTTGTATATTTTACACAAAAATTAGTTATTTAATATTTGATTGATATCCAAATTCTCACTCATAAACCGTCTTAAATAAGAATCCAAATATACTTCTTTTTGATTGTTATGCTTTTTTTTAAATACATAACAATTATCCGCTTTTTTAATAGACCATCCATTTTCTAAAGCATTGTATAATAATGTCATTTTCTGAAGCTTTATCAAATCAATATTAGTTATTTCTTTTTCATTAAATACGATTTTGTTTGGATTATCCATTATATATTGAAAATGATTTTTATAAATAATGAATTTACGAATTATTGCTTTGTAAAATAATGATTTTGCTAAACAATTTACCAAAACTATCAATTAAATAGAAGAGTTGTATGTATATTATTAATGCCGAATTTTAAGCCTAAAAATCAAAAAAAGTTGGCTGTTAATAAACATAGTATAACTACACTAGACAACAAACATGATGAAAAAATGAAGGAATTTAAAGAAATTTCAGATAAAGGTTTGCCTAATTTAAAAGTTAAAATCAAACAGCTAAAGCACCGTATCCAAAAAAGCAAAAATATGAAGATAGAACAGCGATTGGATTTGGAAGACCAAATAAAAGATTGTAAGTTAAAGATAAAACAGTTGAAAAATAAAAAGAAAAAGTATTTACTAAACAATTCTGATTTAATATTTGATTACTTTGAAAAAAAGAAGAATTTAAGTGATGGTAAAACAAACAAAAAGAAGATTTTACATTCTTTTTTTAGTAAAACAGATGAAAAGATAGATGTTAAAAACAATAACGATACAATCGTTCAACGATATTTCAATAATATTGATAACAAAATAATAGATATGAAAAACTATGAAATCAATTATGAAATATGTCCTAAATGTTCAGGTGAATTGGTTCAAGTTGAATCAGAAGGTATATTGATATGTAAAAAATGTAGTTATCAAAGTAAGTTTCTAATAGAACATGAAAAACCATCTTATAAGGAACCACCTAAAGAAGTTTGTTTTTATGCTTATAAACGTATCAATCATTTCAGAGAAATACTGGCTCAATTTCAAGCAAAGGAAACTACACAAATCCCCGATGAAGTTATTGATAATATTAAAAAACAAATAAAAAAGGAAAGATTAACGCTTGAAAACATGGACAACAAGCGGGCAAAGGACATCTTAAAAAAGTTGGGTTACAACAAGTATTATGAACATATTCCATTTATTAAAGATAAATTGGGAATAAAACCTCCTGTTATGCAACCGGAATTAGAAGACAAGTTATGTAATTTGTTTATGGAAATTCAAAAACCATATAGCAAACATTGTCCGGATAGTAGGGTGAATTTCTTAAATTATTATTATGTCTTGTATAAAATGTGTGAGTTGTTAGATGAGCATAGTTTTCTGCCTTATTTTCCGATGTTAAAAGACCCGGTAAAAAGAATAGAACAAGATGAAATATGGAAAAAGATTTGTTTGGAGCTAAATTGGGAATTTATTCCTACTCTTTAATTTAATCTACTCTTTAATTTAACCTACTCTTTAATTTAATCTACTGTTTAATTTAATTAAATTATTACTATTATTGTTATAAGTAATAATTTAATGTATAATAATCTTTATTATTGGATTATGAACTTTATTATTGGATTATGATTTGATATTTACATACCCATTCGTGGGAATCCAACAAGGTTGGCACCGATACCGAATCCAGCACCGGAACGGGCAGATACTCCCATAGATGGAACATATGTGTCCAAAACAGAGAAGGTAGCAGCAGCGGTCAATGAAATCAACAAAACTTCGTCCAAGTTCAATGATCTCTTTGGGATGGCGTAGGCAGCAATAGCAACCATTAAACCTTCAACTAAATATTTCACAACACGACGGAGTAGTTCTCCTAAATCAAAAATTTCTCCTAATTTGTCAAACATATTATATAATAAATAAATAAAAAAAAACTTAAACAATAAAGATATTATATATGTATAATGGCAGAAATGGCTTACCAAAATAAAATGAACGCCGATGGCACCGAAAACCCTAAGTATGTTGACTTGTTAGAAGAAGACAAGGCGATATCAGGACAGAAATTTGTGTGTGTGTCGTTTGTTAGTCCTGAAAATATCTTGAAACGTCGTGAATTGTTTATGTTTGAAGAATTTCTTAAAAACTATGATTTTTCCAAATCCATGGAGAAGTTTTCACAATTCCTTAACTTTTTGTCTTACAAATACAATCTTAATTTTGAAACATTGATGGGTGATATGCAGGAGTTTGTGAAAAGTGAAAAAGATGACCTTAAAACAAGTGATATCTATGATTCATACAAAACGTTTTTGGACAACCATGAAAACGATTTGGACGATGAATTTAACAAGCAAAACAATTTTCAAACAAGTGTTCGTGGATTAAAGGTCCGTGGTTCTTATTCTACTCAAGAAGAGGCTGAATTGAGATGTAAATTGTTGCGTGAAGTAGACCCAAATCACAATGTCTATGTTGGTCCAGTAGGAGTATGGATGCCATGGGAACCAGAAGCATACAAAACCGGACGTGTAGAATATTTGGAAGATGAACTTAATCAATTGATGCATGAGAAAAATACCAACGAAGCAAAGGCAAAACAAGAGTTTGAAAAGCGTATTCAAGAAACAAAGAGAAAGGCAATTGAAGAAAATGTTAAATTGGCCAGAGAAAGTGGAAACAAACTAACACAGCGATTGGATAAGGAAGGTAATTTGGTAGGTGTAAATAATACAATGGAAGAAGATTTGAAACAGTTGGAAGATACTAGTTCAGAAGGTATCAAAAAGGCTTTGTTTGAAGGAGACAATATTGTTCGCAAAAAACAAGACTAAGTGATTCACAATAACATACATAACAAACAACAACAAACAACAACAAACAACAAACAACAATAATAAATAAACTAATAAAATTATAGAAAATTTTATATTTTCTATAATTTTATGAATGAATTACCAGCGATTCTTTTTAACATTGATGCGGGGTCCTTTGTTTTTTCTGGCGGCATTAGGGTCATATGCATCTTCTTCGTCATCTGAACCCAATCCCTTTGACATTTCCCAAAACTCTTTTGCTCCTAAACGAAACTCGCCATGAGCACTTGCCTTATACCAAAATATCTGGTCTTCTAAACGGTTTGATTTGGCATTATTTGATATAACCAAACATTCATAGTTTTCAGTACATTGGTCCATGACTTGACAAAAACTTTCAAACGTAGTAAACATACCAGCAAAGTTTTCATAAATACGTTTACGATTAGTAAGATAAGGTTCTCTTAATATAAATGTGTAGTCAATATTGGTTCGTAAATTAGGAGGAACCCCCAATGGATACTGCATAGTAATAACGAGCATAATCTTCCAATGACGTCCATTCATAAAAAGCAATCGCATCAACTTATCACGTGACCATGTATTATCGTACAAACAATCATCTAGAATTACAAACGCTCTTGGGTCTATACTAGATTTACCATAAGCATTTTTCTCTTTCTTGATTTGCTTAATTACAATTTTTTGTCGCTTTAAAATGTTTTCAATAATTGCCGTATTGTATTCATCATGAATGAAAAGTTTAGGAACCAATTTACCATAAAACCCATTACCAGCTTCTGTTCCTGATATAACTGTTCCAATTGGGATATCTTGGTGATGAAACAACATATCGCGAACTAAGAAACTTTTACCTGTATCACGACGTCCAATCATAACAATTACTGGACCATTGGAATCGTCCAAATTAAATTTTATGTTTTTCATGTTAAACTTCTTTAGTTCTAAATTCATATATACACATAAAGTATTAAAAATAAAATTTTGTAACGAATGGTTAGTGTTTATGTAAGTAACACCTATTTATTGGTTTATATTAGATTATATTGGTTTATATTAGATTATATTGGTTTATATTATATCTATTACTAAAGTATTGGTTTAAATGTAAAATATATATTATCATTAAATCGTAATGTTCTCTCTTTACTACAGAAAAAACAACAATAGCCGATTGTTTAGTCAGTTAGAAAATACGGGCTTTTCCAATGTTCAAAACTATGTCCCGATATATTCTGAATTTTTTGAATTAAATCAAAGTAACCATAGTTTAATTAATTTAAATAGCACATACTCCATTCAATCCATAGAAGATAGTCATAACAACAATCATTTTTTGATAAATGTAGTCAATGAAAAAGGGGAAACAAGTGAAAAAGGGTCATTTTTTAAATTTTCTCCATTGTTAAACCCTTTAAAATATCTTACTGGTAGATACAAAACTCTTGATGTCAGTAGCAACATTATCCCAATATTTAAGCCTACTATATCAAAAAAAGACTTACATTTAAAAAAACTACATGATACAAACAATACATCTTATGTAGACGGATTTTTCTCTTATTTAAGTAGCAAGTTATTGAATAATCATAATTTTGTTTTTGGAAATGACTACTATGGAACCTTTATTGGAGTTCAAAAACACTTCAATATAAATGTGTATGATGATTTGGATTATTTACATCAATCAGAATATTTTCACAAAAATAAGGGAGAGATATTTACACTTGAAGATTTCGATGTGTCATTGTTGGACGATGATACGCGAAAGTATAGAGAGAAAATAGTAATGGAGGATATAGATGATAACGATGACACTAGCAAACTAATATTAGATGAATTTGATAATGAATCATTTGATAATGTATTTGAATTAACTACTGAAAACGTGGAAAAATTAAACGCTATTCATGAAAATAGTATTAATTTGGAAGTAGATTTAAATTTATCGGATAATATCGTGTATGAAAAGATAAAACATAAAACTAGAAGTGGTAGTGATGTTTCCAGTAATACAGAAACCATTTCAAGTGTTCATAGCGATAGTGAAGATTCATGTAGTGAAAGCGATAATGAATACGAAGATGAAACCGAAGACGAATTAAACAATAGCAATGAACAAATATCCAATAGTGAAGAGAGTTGTGAAGTAGAAGAAGGTCATGAAGAAGACATTACTAGTGGAGGTGTTGTTAGTTGTTCAAATAGTGAAATATCAGAATATTCAAGTTCTATAAATGAAAATGTAAATTGCATAATTTATGATTTTCCAGTTCAAATGATTTGTATGGAGGAAATGCATGAAACATTAGACTATTATATTGAAAACAATGATATGACAACACTAGAATGGAAATCGTGTTTGATGCAAGTATTGTTTATTTTAATTACATACCAGAAATGTTTTGATTTTACCCATAATGATTTACACACAAACAACATCATGTATAATACAACTTTAAAAAAGTATATTTATGTGAAATACAACAACCAATATTACAAAATTCCAACCTTTGGTAAGATTTTTAAGATAATTGATTTTGGACGTGCTATTTATAGGTACAAAGGTAAATTGTT